GGTCGACTGGGAGCCGTTGGAGGTCTCCGCCGTCGCCATGCCCGCCGATCCCGGCGCGCATATCCGTGCGGCCGAGGCCGGAACCGCAGCCCTGACCCCCTGCACCCTCACCCGATCCGACACCCCCGCCGCACCCGCGGCCCATCACAAGGAGGCAGCAATGCCGAATGATACCCTGCTTCCCGGCAGCGAACCTGACGCGACCCGTTCGCTTCCGCCGTCCCCGGCACCTATTGTCCCGGCACCACCGGCGCAGTCTGCCGACACGATCCGCGCCGAGGAGCGTCAGCGTGCCGCCGAGATCACCACCCTCTGCCAGCGCCACGGCCTGGGCCTCGAGTTCGGCGCGGAATTGATCGCTCGGGGTGTGGCGCTGGACGCCGCCCGGTCGGCGATCCTCGACCGGCTTGTCGCGCAGAATCCGACCACGCGCGGGGCGGAGATCACTCCGGCGCGCGTCGGCGGGCCGACCGCGACCGATCTCGGCTTCCGCGACGCCGTGACCGAGGCACTGCTGCACCGCCACGAACCGGGCCGAACTCCGCTCTCCACAGATGCCCGCGAATTCCGGGGCCTCACCCTGATGGAAATGGCGCGGATCGCAGTCGAGCGCCGGGGGGTCAACACGCGCGGCATGTCGAAGATGGAACTGGCGACCGAGGCACTGATGGGTCGCGCTTCGGTCGGCTATCATGCCACCGCCGACTTTCCGTTCCTGCTGGCCAACGTCGCGAACAAGACCCTGCGCTCGGCCTATGACTCCACGCCGCGCACCTTCACGGCCTGGGCCCGCCAGGCGACGATCACCGACTTCAAGCAGGTCCAGCGCACGCAGCTTGGCGGCGCGCCCGATCTGCAGCGCGTGCCGGAAAGCGGCGAGTTCACCTATGGCACCATCGGCGAAGGGCGCGAGGTCTATTCGCTGCTGACCTACGGGCGGATCGTCGGCATCACCCGCCAGACGCTGATCAACGACGATCTCGATGCCTTCACCCGCGTGCCCTCAGCCTTCGGGGCCTCTGCGGCTGATCTCGAAAGCGATCTCGTCTATTCGATCCTGACCACCAACCCGCTGATGGGTGACGGCCTCGCGCTCTTTGTCGCCGGTCACGGCAACCTCGGGACGTCGGCGGCCATCACCGAAGCCTCCCTTGCCGAAGCCTACCGACTCTTCGGCAACCAGCGCGGGCTTGAGGGGCGGCAAATCTCGATCCAGCCGCGCTACATCATCACCCCGCCCGGCACCCGGTCGGTGGAGGCGCGCAAGAACGTCACCGCCACGACGCCGATGGCCGTCGCGGGCGTCAACGCCTTCGCCGGGCGGCTGGAACCCATCGAGGAGCCCCGCCTGATCCCGGCGGCGGGTGCTGACCCTTGGTTCCTCGTCGCCGATCCCTCGCGGATCGACACGGTGGAATACGGCTATCTCGAGGGCAATACCGGGCCCTACACCGAGACCCGCACCGGCTTCGAGGTCGACGGCATCGAGATCAAGGCCCGGCACGACTTCGCCACAAAGGCGATCGACTGGCGCGGGATGCTGCGCAACGCAGGCATCTGACGCCTGATCCCGGCGCGGCAGCCGATGCCGCGCCGCCCCCACCCCTTCAATCAGGAGCCACGACATGGCGAAGAACTACATTCAGGAAGGCGACACGATCATCATCACCGCCGCAGCCGCGCTCGCCTCCGGCGCCAGCGTGCAGGTTGGCCGCATCTTCGGCGTCGCCGGGAACGATATCGCCGCCGGTGCCGAGGGCCCGATCAACCTGACCGGCGTCTATGATCTGCCGAAGACCGCCGCGCAGGCCTGGACGGCGGGCGCGCTGATCTACTGGACGGGCACGGCCTGCACCAACGTCGCGGCCACCAACATTCTGATCGGCATCGCGACACGGGCGCAGCTTGCCGCCGACACGATCGGGCGCGTGCGCCTGAACGGCGCAGGCATCACCCCGTGACGGCGTTCGCTATCGCCGCGACCGCGATGTTCCGCGACTCGAACATCGCGGTGGATGCCCTCTACCGCCCGGGCGGCATCGGCAGTGTTGTCGCCATACGCGTTATCCGATCCGCGCCGGATCAGGTCGCCGCCTTCGGCGAGGGCCGCTTCGTCACGGATACGGTGCTGATCGCGGTGCGTGTAGCCGATGCGCCTGGACTTGGCCCGGGCGACACGATCGAGGTCGATGGGGTGGTGTTCGGAGTCCGGGCCGATCCGGTCCGTGATGCCGACCGGCTGGTCTGGTCGGTTGAGGCGCGGGCGCTGTGAGGCTCTCCGTTCGCGTCGAAGGCGACTTTGTCGAGATCACCGGCAGCAGTATCGCCGAGGGCAAATCCGCCGTCACGCGCGGCGTGGCGGCGGCGGGCGCGGGGTTGCAGGCCGATTGGCGCGCGCAGATCGCAGCGGCGGGACTTGGCGCGAAGCTGTCCCGCACGATCCGGCGCGAGGTCTATCCGCAGTCCGGCACCTCGCTCAGGGCGGCGGCGCTGGTCTGGAGCAAGGCCAGCGAGATCGTCGATGCCTTCGACCGCGGCGCGCTGATCCGCTCCGCCGACGGCTTCTGGCTGGCGATCCCGCTGGCGGCGGCCGGGGCCAGGGGAGCGGGCGGCAAGCGCATCACCCCGGGCGGCTGGGAACAGCGGACCGGGCGGCGCTTGCGCTTCGTCTATCGGCGCGGGCGGCCCAGCCTGCTCGTCACCGACGACGCGCGACTGAACAGCCTCGGCCTTGCCGCCTCGAAAGGCGGGCGGCGGCGGCGCGACGGCACCCTCACCGGCGCGCAAACGGTGCCGGTGTTCCTGCTGGTGCCGCAGGTCAAACTCGCCAAGCGCCTCGACCTCGGCAAGGCGGCAACCGCCTGGCAAAACCGCTTGGCCGGTCTGATCCTCGCCAACTGGCCGGAAGAAACCCGCCGATGAGTCCGCGCGAGACGATCCTCGAGGCCTTGCGGCTGGCGCTGGTCGGCATCCCCGGCGCGCGGGTGCTGCGGAACGAACCATTGCCCGGTCGCATCCCGGCGGGCGGGATGGTGATCCTGCGCGACGGCGATCCGGGGCAACCCGAAGTTACCCTGTCGCCGCTGCGCTATCACTATGAACACCGGGCCGGGATCGACGTGCTGATCCAGAAGGCTGCCGGACGGGACATGGCCTTCGATGCGCTCTGCGCTGCCATCGGGGCCCGGATCGCCGCCGACCGGACGCTGGGCGGGCTTTGCGACTGGTGCGAGGCCGAAGCCCCGGAACCCGTGGAGATCACAGCCGAGGGCGGCGAGCCGATCAAGGCCGCCACGGTCGCAGTGATCCTGACCTATTCGACCGCCGATCCGCTCTGATCCACACAGTATATATAGAGGAGTCCGACGATGGCACGCGCACAGGGCGCGCGGGCGCAGATGGCGCTCGCCTTCGAGACAGTCTACGGCACGGCCCCGGCGACGGGATACCGCTTTGTCCCCTTCGCCTCGACCACGCTCGGCAGCGAGCAGCCGCTGCTGGCCTCGGAACTGCTGGGCTACGGTCGCGATCCGCAGGCCCCGCTTCGCGATGCCTTCACCGCGGACGGCGATGTGGTGATCCCGATCGATGTCGAGAACCTCGGCTTCTGGCTGAAGGGCGCCTTCGGGTCCCCGGTCACCACCGGTACGGTGCCGAAGGTCCATACCTTCCAGTCGGGCGGCTGGACGCTGCCGAGCCTCGCCATCGAGACGCAGATGCCGGAGGTGCCGCGCTTCGCGATGTATTCCGGCTGCGTGGTCGACGGCCTCTCCTGGGAGATGCGCCGGTCGGGACTTCTCACCGCGACCGCGACGCTGGTCGCCCAGAACGAGGTCGTGGCGGCGGCAACGGCAGCCGGTGCGCCCACGTCCCTGTCACTGGCGCGCTTTGGCCATTTCAACGGGGCGATCCAGCGCAACGGGGCGCCCATCGGCAACATCCTCTCGGCCCGCATTGCCTATGCCAACAATCTCGACCGGATCGACAGCATCCGTGCCGACGGAAGGATCGAAGGCGCGGACCCGTCCATCGCGTCCCTGACCGGCTC